GCAGATACTTACAGCATTTTGGATGGAAGCCCACAAAGTTTACAGAGAAGGGACAAGCCATCGTAGATGAGGCTGTGCTGTCTAATATCACTGACATACCAGAGGCGCAACTGATAGCGGAGTACCTGATGGTACAGAAGCGTGTCGCACAGATAAAAAGCTGGATAGACGCTGCTGACGATGACGGTAGAGTACACGGCAGAGTGAACACCAACGGCGCTGTAACGGGCCGTATGACACACTCAGAGCCTAATCTGGCACAGGTGCCTGCCTCCCGCGCCCCATACGGTAAAGAGTGCAGGTCATGCTGGACTGTACCGGAAGGGTACTCTCTGGTCGGCTTTGATGCCAGTGGACTAGAGCTACGTATGTTGGCGCATTACATGGGAGATAAGGAGTACACCAATGAAATTCTCCACGGAGATATTCACACAGCCAATCAAAGACTTGCAGGACTTGAATCGCGAGATCAGGCTAAGACTTTCATATATGCCTTCCTATACGGAGCAGGAGACGCAAAACTTGGTACGATTGTCGGGGGAAATGCGCGTACTGGCTCTGCGCTTAGAACAAGATTCCTTACTGGTCTCCCAGCACTTAGGGATCTTACTGAAAGAGTTGCAGCAAAAGCTGGAGGAGGATATCTCAAAGGACTAGATGGCAGGCGGCTACAAGTTCGTAGCGCACACTCAGCACTGAACACGCTACTACAGGGTGCTGGTGCAATAGTTATGAAGAAAGCTCTGGTTATCCTAGATGAATATGCACAGGGGTACAGGCTGGACTATAACTTTGTAGGTAACATCCACGATGAAGTGCAGGCTGAAGTAGCACAGGGTCAGGAAGATAAGTACGGGAGATTAGCAGTGTCTTGCATAGAGGCTGCTGGTCTACACTATAAGCTAAGGTGTCCACTAACAGGAGAATACAATGTCGGCAATAACTGGTCGGAAACACACTAATGGATAAAACAATACATACATTGGTGGATGACATCTACAAGCTAGTAAAAACTAAAAACGTAGATAAGAACGTAGACGCTGAAGCTGAGATAGAAAAGTTTGGCGAAGCTATGAAAGACATAATGCGTAAAGAGTTTACTAACCGTGGAGTCTACGACGGACGTAAGCTGCGATTGTCCAACATTGGTAAGGACGATAGATACCTGTGGAACCACTACAACAACGCTGGCCCGAAAGAGCCAATGCAGCCATACACGTTAGTTAAATTTTTGTACGGCCATGTCATTGAGGAACTACTGTTATTCCTAACACGCCTATCTGGGCATGAGGTTACGGACGAGCAGAAAGTGTGCGAGGTGGAAGGGATTGTAGGCCACATGGACTGTCGCATAGATGGAGTAGTAACCGATGTTAAATCAACAAGCAGCTACGGGTTTAAGAAGTTCAAGGACGCTACGTTGGCTTTTGATGATCCTTTTGGTTATATAGATCAGATCAAGGCTTATGCCCATTCGGAGGGTGAGACAGAGTTTGGATGGCTTGCCATGGACAAGCAGAACGGACACTTGACGTATCTAAAGTATGATCTAAACGACACACAAGCGCCTGTGTACGAGGTTTTGAAGGAAGACATAGTAGAAAGGATCAAGCACGTAAAAAAGCTCGTAAAGGCACCGGACGCGCCAGAGCATTGCTACGCGCCTGTGCCAGATGGAAAGAGTGGGAACCAGAAACTCGCAATCGGCTGCTCTTACTGTCATTTCAAACTTTCGTGTTATCCCCAGCTACGCGCTTTTGCTTACGCTTACGGGCCAAGATACTTAACAGAGGTAGCAAATGAGCCTAAAGTCCAAGAGATCAAGATTGCGTAAATCAAGCATCTACAGGTCAGGGCTAGAGGCTTCGTTTGCAGCTATAGCGCCAAAGCGTAAGTTTAAGTATGAACCATTTGATGTCCCTTACACTATGCACAGGAAGTACAAACCAGACTTCGTACATACGCGCACAGGGATACTCTTGGAACTAAAAGGCTTCTTCAGGACAGGCGATACAATGAAGTACAAAGCCATCAGGGACTGCACAGACACAGAACTGATCTTTGTACTGTCAGATCCTAACAAGAAGCTACGCAAGGGCGCTAAGATGACAATGGGGCAGTGGTGCGAGAAGGAAGGATTTAAGCACTACACATTAAATGACTTTGACAAGTTGATGAAATATGTTGACTCACAATAAATACAGTTTAACCATGGATGAGATTAAGGAAAGAGTTTTGCAACGCTATGACCCTGATGACCTGATAGAATCCCTCGACATATCTAGTGAAGAAATACTAGACAGGTTTGAAGATAAACTAATAGCACGATTAGAACAATTTGAGGAAGAACTACAAGATGACACAAGACCAGACACAGACGAAGAAGATGAGTATTGATGATGAAAGTCCAGACGCATGGACTAGAATCAACAAGAAGTACAAGTACCAAGTGCATTGGGGCGAGGAAGAAGAAGACAACGCGCCAAATGAACACCCCTTGTATGGAGATAAGCTCGTGCATGACGTATACTCTCTTGAGTCTGCCCCAGACATGGTGGACAACCCGCCCCACTACAACAACGGCAGTATAGAGTGCATAGAAGCTATAGAGGCAATGCTAAACAAAGACGAATACATTGGCTATTTACGTGGAAATGCGTTAAAATATAGGTGGAGATTCAGGTACAAAAAGAAGCCGTTTGAAGACCTACGTAAAGCACGTTGGTATGAAGATAGATTGATGAAGTTTTTGTTGGACAATCAAGATGCAGTATAAGACAGGCACTCAAGATTACCTTGGGATTACTATAGACTACGAAAGAGAGAAAGACCTAAATGACTTCTCTCTGAATACGCTGAAGGACAGGTACTTCTGGCAAGACGAGACATACGCACAGGAAGCCTTTGCACGCGCCTCTGTGTACAGTGCTACCTATCACGGTGTCACTGACTTTAATCTAGCACAGCGCCTGTATGACTATGCCAGTAAAAGCTGGTTCATGTTCAGCACACCAATACTAAGCAATGGAGGAACGACTCGTGGCTTACCTATTAGCTGCTTTCTTAATTTTGTGCCTGATTCCAGAGGTGGTCTATCAGCTCACTATGATGAAAACATTTGGCTCACTTCCAGCGGGGGCGGTCTGGGTGGGTACTGGGGTGCTGTTCGCAGTAACGGCGTGGCTACTTCTAACGGGAGCCAATCAACTGGGAGTATCCCTTTTATGCATGTAGTTGACAGTCAGATGCTGGCTTTCAACCAAGGAGTAACAAGGAGAGGTGCTTATGCGGCGTATATGGACATCAGCCATCCAGAAATTGAAGAATTTATTGCTATGCGAAAGACTACTGGTGGGGATCTTAACCGCAAGTGTCTTAATCTACATAACGGCGTTAATATTTCTGATGACTTTCTTTATTCAGTAGAACATGACTTGCCATGGCGTCTGATTGATCCTAAGTCAAAGCAGGCAATCAAAACAGTCCCAGCGCGGGACTTATGGTGGCAGCTAATACACACCAGAGCAGAGACAGGTGAGCCGTACATTGTCAACACAGACCGCTGTAATGAGTATCTACCACAGGAGCAGAAGGACTTAGGACTGAGTGTACAGCAGAGTAACCTATGCTCTGAGATTACCTTGCCAACAAACGAGGAACGTACAGCAGTTTGCTGCTTGTCAAGCGTTAACTTAGAATACTTTAGTGAGTGGCATGAAAATGAAAAGTTTATACCTGATCTAATTACTATGCTAGACAATACACTACAGCATTTCATTGATAATGCAGTAGACGAATATCCACACAAACCTGTGGATACACTAGAGGAGTTTATGGGGTATGTCGGAGAAAATAAACAAGGCTTTGCAAGAGCCGCTTATAGTGCATATAGAGAACGGGCGGTTGGCCTTGGTGCGATGGGCTTTCATAGTTATCTTCAACGTAATGGACTCCCTTTCGCGGGAGTTTTCGCTGCATCATTTAATCATAGAGCCTTCAAACTCATCAAAGAACGAGCGACGGAAGCTAGTAAAGTTCTGGGTAGAGATCGTGGGGAAGCTCCTGATATGGTCGGCAGTGGTCGCCGTAACTCACATCTCCTTGCTATTGCTCCTAATGCCAGCAGCAGTATTATATGTGGTGGAACTAGTCCTTCGATTGAGCCTTCGCGTGCTAACATTTTTACGCACAAGACTTTGAGCGGCAGCTACCGTGTAAAGAATAAATACTTAGAGAAACTACTGGAGGAAAAAGGTCTAAACAATGAGAAAACATGGAAAGATATTTCCGCTACTGAAGGGTCTGTTCAAAGCCTTGATGCATTATCTGAGGAAGAAAAAGAGATATTTAAGACCGCGCCTGAGATCAATCAAATATGGGTTATTGAACATGCCTATAATCGACAGCCGTATGTGTGTCAGTCTCAGTCAGTCAATACATTCTTTGAGCCGCCAGCATCCAGTGCGCCACAGGAGACACACGACGAATACCTAGAGTACGTCAACAACGTACACTGGGCAGGAGCAAACAAACTGAAGTCTATGTACTACTACCGCACCACAGCGGCACGTAATGCAGAGAATGTCAACGTAAAGATACCAAGAATAAACCTAGAAGACGGGGAGTGCCTAAGCTGTGAAGGTTAAATTATTTGTAGCAACATTACTACTAACTGGCTGTGCTTCTGATGGGACACAGCGAAGCAAGTGGGATTACTACACGCCTGAGAATGTCAAGTGTAAATCTTATGAGATAAAAGTTTGTAGACAGTTTGGCGCACATTTGATATGTGACTGTAAAAAAAGAAGGGACTTTAGGGCTTAGGTATGATAGAGGATAATGTCAAACACCCTATATATGATTGCTTGTATTATATATGGGAAGAAAACTTACTGACTTCCTATGAAGATTGGATCAAATACTATGAGGAACAAGAACATGAGCAACAGGCTGTACAGCGCACTACGAGCCAGATACAAAGCGCAAATAATTGAAGCTGAAGCGGACGCACTGAACTTCTTTGAGAACCCTGTAGCTGTCGCTGAACATCCACACATGGTTGACACCATGGACATACTAATAGCGAAGCTGTCGGAAGCTGAAGACAAACTAGAGACACTAGAACTAAATTTTGGAGAGAACTACGGATGAGCCTACTAGACACTAGAGATTACTACAAACCATTTGACCATCCTTGGATGTTTGATTACTACTCACAGCAGAATCAAATGCACTGGTTCCCTGAAGATGTACCGCTGCACAATGACGTAAAGGATTGGCAGAACATGACGGAGCAGGAGAAGAACCTGTTGACTCAGATATTCCGATTGTTTACACAGTCCGACGTAGACGTAGGCTCTGGGTACGTAGACAGGTACATGAGGATATTTAAGAAGCCTGAAGCGCGTATGATGATGTCCAGCTTTGCCAACATGGAAAGCATACACCAACACGCCTACAGTCTTCTATTGGACACCGTAGGGATGCCAGAGGTTGAGTATAAGGCGTTTGCAGAGTATGAGGCTATGGCAGACAAGCATGAGTACATCGACTCTGTACGTGTCGCTAAGGGCGATAAGAAGTCCATTGCTAAGGCACTGGCTATCTACTCTGGATTCACTGAAGGTCTACAGTTGTTCTCCAGCTTCATCATCCTGCTTAACTTTCCTCGCTTTGGTAAGATGAAAGGCATGGGACAGATTATTACGTACAGCATACGTGATGAGTCTCTGCACGTTGAGGCAATGACTAAGCTGTTCAGGGAGTTTATTCAGGAGAACATAGACATCTGGACTGATGACTTCAAAAAAGAGATTTATGAAGCCTGTAGGACTATGGTGGAACTAGAGGATAGATTCCTAGACCTAGTGTTTGAGCAGGGCGACATAGAAGGACTGACCAAGAAGGAGATGCAGAAGTACATTAGGTACATTGCAGACCGTAGGTTGCTACAGTTAGGCCTAAAGCCCAACTACAACGTCAAGGACAACCCTCTGGGCTGGTTAGACGAGGTACTGGGGGTAGAACACCAGAACTTCTTTGAAGGCCGTGCAACGGCTTATATGAAGGCAGGGCTACGGGGTGACATGCAGAAGGTTAAGTTTGCTAATGTAGCTTAAAAGCTACTGGGGAGTCGCCTATGGCTCCCCTTCTTCTGTGCCTGATGCTGCGGTGAGTAAGCCGGGAACTACCGCTATGTTTCTTGCAGCGCCCAAATAGTCCTGTCTTGTAGGCGTAGGTTGAAACTCACCTATTCCTCTTGATACTTGAGTAATAAGGTCTTTCTTGCTTTGTCCAGTACCTGTAGTCTGGAAAGGAACGCCTGTCTTTCTTTCAATTCCTTCTCTAAAAGCCTTAGAGTCAGGCACGTTTCCTGCCTTTGGTACTTCTTTCCCAAATACATTGTACACATAAGGTTCAGTCATTGTAACCATCTTAGAGCCTTTGGGGAACTCTAGCTCAATGTTGGTCTTAGGTATAGCTGCTAGGTCATTTTTATCCAGCATTGTGTGCATCACATTACCGTCTAAATCAAACACAAACATATCCGCAACACCGCCAGCAGCTTTGGACTGCGAAACGTGGCTAGACTGTACGACTACTTGACCGTCAAATTTATTTACAAACTTAACTTTGTTTCTATTTTCCTTGACAACATCTAGGATTTCTTTATAAATGTTCAACTGGGTTTTTGTCAGCTTGCCCCCGTCCTTTAGTTTCTTTTGATATGTCAAGTATTTTTTTAGTCTATCTGAATCATCTAAGAATCTTAAAGCTACAAAATCTTTAAGCTCGTCTACAGACTTGAACTGCTTTTTGCTGGGGTCTATCTTAGCCAATTCTTGTTTAGCTTTGTACATTCTTTTAGCTGTTTGAGAGGCTATCTTCATCCTAGCCTCTTGAGTAAGATCAGTAAAGGCGTTGTTCTTTTTAATTACAAACTGAAACTTTGATGGGTCTTTAGCATTAAATGTTTTCTTTATGTTACCCATTAAAAAGTTTTTAGTTCCTTCTCCTACCCATTCTAAGTCTGATCTTCCCTTAAATCCAACATCTAGGGTGTCCTTTGTCAACGGGCCAAAATCTGAGAACGAGTAATTAGAATGAAAAGTTTTTAAAGCGTCAGGCACATCGCCTGTCTTTTGTATACCAAACAATGAAGACTGCTCTAGCTGTCCTTCAGTAAACGACGGACGAGAGCGTGCAATCTTTTCTATGTCTTCTTGATGCCTGACTTCTAATCCTTTTATTCTTGCTTTTTCAGCAGTTGTCAGGTCAGCACCAGCGGCTTTCTTTGCGTACAACTCAGATATTGCGTCATTCTTTTTGATTGTGTCCCGTAACCTCACGTTGACACCCTCTCTAGCAGAGGCTCTGGCTCTAGGAGACATTGCCTCTCTAGTTGCTTTTGCTAGTGTTGAAGGCACTGCCGCTGCCATTTCAAGAGGTGCTAAACCTTTGTAAAACAGAGGTAGCTCATTAGGGGCATTTTCAGTTACTCGTTGTAAAGCAGTAGAAGGAGATTTAACTAATCTTGCTGCTGGAACTACACCAGCTATCGTCCCTACGTCACTAAGGAACCCAGCAGTTCTTGGGTTTTCTCTGGCTAACTCTGCGCCAGCCTTGAACAGAGAGGTGTCCTGTACAGCCTCTCCTACGTCCTGTGCGGTCTCTGATATAGTCTCCTGCACTACGTCAGGCAGCATACCAAACATGCCCTCAAGGGCGTAGTTTACAGGTGTTAATGCAGCCTCTACTGACCCAGCTACGTTACTGACACCTCTTTCAAAGTCAGTAATCTCACCAGCTTGGAACTTACGCTCTGTCTCTCTGCGGTCTTTAGCCCAATCTGTGTCAGCTATGTACTTCTTGAGAGAACTGCCGCTACGAAACTGTGCCATTACTCTGTTTCCTCTACTTCGTCTTCTTCTTCATCAAAACGAGTGTCCTGTAGAACAGACACAAGTATAGCCCTGTCTGCCCGTAGCTGTGCCATCAACTCTGCACTTCCTCTGCCTGCTTTTAGTGCTTTGTCCATGGAGTTTATCATCAGCCCTACAAACTTCTTAGTTGCAGGTGACATGGCTGCTTTAGATGCACCGTACACTGCACTGGCAGTTGCACCTGCTGCTGCAAGATACGGAAAGATACCAGACTGCACAATGTTTGCTGCTGCGTAACCTGTGGCTACTTGGCTTGCAGGGTTCTTTGGTAAGTTTACGCCTGCACGACTAAGATTCTGTCCTGCTCTGGAGATGACTGTATCAAACTCTAGTCTACGCTTTTCGTCAACAACGTCCAATGCTCTGTATGACAGTGCTTGCTTGCGTAGTAGATCCTTCACAGCCACATCAGGCACGTTGTTTGCTATGGCATCGTGTACCGCCTCTGAGATAGCCCTACGGCCTGCTTTAGACGGTGTAGCAATAATATCCTGCTCTGATCTTTGGTCTTTCTTTAACGCCCTGTCAAGAGCCTGACGAGCCTCTAAGACCTCTATGGCTGTACCTTTGCCTGCTCTTTCTACAAACAAACGTAGCTGTTCTTCTATCTTACGAGCCTTGCCTTTTCTATTGTACACCTCGTCTTCAAGACCTGCCATTGCTCTTGTTCTTATGTCACTGACAAGCGCATCTAAGTCTATCTGAGGATTACCTGCTTTAGCTATGCCAGTTTTTAGCTGATTAGCTTGTTTGCCAATGTAGTCCTCAATGACGTTAAAGTTATCAATAAACGTAGCTTTGGGGTCAAACTCAGGTATGCTTGAGACAACATCAATCATCTCAATTTCATCTGCACTGGGGTCATAAGATTTCTTACTTAGCCAGCCTTTTGTGTAGGTTGTGCCTTGACCAAACCCGTCCAGAGGTTTTAGTGCTTCAGTAACAAGTTCTTTTCTTTTGCCTATCTGTTGTTTACGTCCACCCCTAACCAGACCCATGCCTGTGTTAGCTAGTCCCGAAGATTCTGGCAAGACAGGTTTTATTTTTGTAGGCGGTGCCACAACTGCTGCTACGTCTACTAAACCCTCTACTTCTCTAGCAAAATAAGCATACTCAGGGTCTTCTTCTTTACGTGCTAAATGTGTTGACCAGCTTTTTTGCATTGTGTTTAGAATGTCCTGAGCTATCTCAGTCTCTCCCACTATTGTAGCTAGCTTAGTCACAGGCTCCGCTACTTTCTTAGCTGCGGGTGTAAGGCCTTCTACTCCACTTCTCACGGCATCTTTTAGTACATCAGGCGTAAGGTCTTGGAATGCACCAACTAAAATATCACCAGTGCCTCTAATGCCTTCAGACAATAGTCTAGTTGGCGATACGCTATAGTCAGCTTCGGCTATGTCTTCAATACGTTGACCTGTGCGCTCTAATGCACCTGTAATGTTAGGCAGCATAGGGCCAGCAGGCTCCTGCACAGGCTCCTCTGCCATGGCATCAAGCATCCCGGCTAGCTCATCAGCAGCATCAAAGTCTTGTGCAGCTATGGCTCTGTTGTGTGCGTCTAGTAGCTGTTGTCTAGTGTATTGAGCCATGTTAACCTACTTG